GCCCCCCCACCCTTCAGCAACTCCACCCAGGGGGAAATCAACATACCCTGGAATGGAGCCAACGACATGACGACGCAAAGTCTCCCGCTATGGGAGCTCACGCCTTTCACGTTCGAGGAGCTGAGAGTGTATCTTGACCCAGAGGACTGCGTTGAGTTACTAAACGCAGTACTGCGATTGGACGGTTCTGTCTCCGGTGCTCTGGAGGCGGAGTTGTTTGATCTGCAGTATGTCCAATGGGATCAAGAAGGGAACCCTTTAGGCGGCTGGTTTCGTCCTAGCATCTTGGACCCTTGGCTTCGAGCGCGTGGCCGCATGCATGATGCAAATTGTGCGTGCGTACACTGCTCGACGTATGAGGGTTTTAGGGTGCTGTATGAAAACTAGTCGCCGAAGTACGCCACTAGAAGTGGGCGTATACCGCTAAAACTTAACCGGATTACTTCATGCCATTCACACGGACCAGTACCTTGGAGAAGGGATTCGTCCCTTACTCGTATGTAACAACTTCAAGGCGCTGGACACCTACTGGCGGCTGGAGGATCACTCCCACTACTCGTCTTACAACGACGAAAGCCGAAGACCCGAACTTCAGGTATAGGCTGAAACAGTGGAACGGTCAGGCCGGTTATAAAGCGTTGCTTGCAAGTCAGGGCTATCTCCCCACGCTGGAGTATAATGATGTCCAGTATGGGCAGTCCTATTCACCTACCGGGTATGCTGTCTGGAAGAACAAAACTCCAGGCACCTGGCAGTGGAACGACGAGCCGCAGTATTATCACACGGCGAAGCGTCCTAGTCAGGTCTCGGGGTCGGGTTGGTTTGATAACAACACGATCGAAAATCTGAAAACCGATGCCCAAGTTGTTGCTATGGCAAAGGCCAAGGACATGAAGGTGAACTTGCCTGTGATGTTCGGAGAAGGTCGACAGACCGTCCGAATGTTGCAGGAAACTTGCGATACGTTGGGACGCGCATACCGCGAGTTCCGACGTCGCCGTTACAAGCAGGCGGCGAGGGCCCTAGGTCTGAGGAAACCACCGAGTGGACAGCTTGCGAGCCATTGGCTCGCGTATACGTATGGCTGGACACCCTTACTCTCGGACGCAGTGGGCTTGGTTGAGCTAGCAAGCCAACAACTCTCGGGTTACCGTGCTAAGAAGCCACGATTTACCGTGAAGGCTATGCGGGCGCTTTTTGGGCCAGTGAAGTACTCTGTTGCGGACGGCTTCTCGCTGTTCGCGACGGGTAATGTTTCATTCACTGGTAGGCAAACCCTACGGGGTAGGGCGGGGCTACTTCTGGAGGTCGTTTTCCAGGATTCGGCACTCGCGTCACAGTTGGGAATGGGAGTTACTGACCCGCTCTTGACTGTGTGGGAGTTGGTTCCTTTCTCGTTCGTCTTCGATTGGTTTATCGGGGTCGGACAGTGGCTGGAATCGGCTTCCGCTTTGCAGGGGTTTGACGTTAAAGCTGGCTACACGTCATGGGAACACTACACGACAGACGTCGTGGGTTACCCTAGCGTTGCGGCTAGTTCCACGTGGCAGCTGGAATCGGGTGTACTACCCTACCAGTCTGTCTGGGAACGTCGATACTACCGCCAATCATGGCTCGGTACTATTCCCCAGATCAGGATCCGCGGTCTCTCGGACGCCTTAAATGCGCGTCGTTTGATGACCTCTGCATCCCTCTGGCGACAACTCACTGGCGACGACCGGTTATATGGTGCTTACCGGCCTTGACAGTGAGTGGTTGGAAGTAATGCTCCAACTCGTGTACCTTGTCCTTCTCTTAATTGCACTGCTTCAACAAACTCAGGAGTAAATATGCCTGCTTTTGCCGATATCACCGTTAATAATTACGCGGCCGCGGCTGTGACGTATAAGATGGAAGACGTCTTGCAAGGCGTCGCCAAATGGAACGACATCAGCCAGGGTACGCCCGCAGGGTTCCGCAGCATCACGCTGCAGATTCGGCGGAGTACTGACCGCTCCAACGGTGTGGACCGCGTGCTCGTTAAGCTCGCTCGTCCTACGGTCAACGTTACCACAGGAGCTGTGGACCTGACCGGTCGTGTGAACACCGAAGCGATTGTTCCCGTAAGGATGACCCTGGCCGAACGGCAGGAGCTGTGGGCGGCACATAAGAATTTCGCCGCACACACCAACTGCCAAAAGGCTATGGTTGACCTGGAAGGGACGAACTGACCATGGGCATGAACTTCACCCGGTATAAGTTACTTGCCGAGTGGCTGGTTCAGGTTCTGGTTGCTCTCAGACTGAGGCGTGAAGCCTCGCCTAAGAAGGTGCTCACAAATGGCTCACAAGACGCGAAGTCTACAAAAGCCTCGACCAGGGAAAAACAATAACCTGGTTCGGTTGTCGGCGGCCCTTGACAGGGTTGCCGGTGGGGGTCGACTAGATGTTCCTGTCGATCCTCTCGAAGTTGCCGAACTACTATGGTCTACACTCGATACCCCCCTCTCTCTAGGTCTCAGTTTGCTCGTTAAGAACGGGCAGATTGCTGACGCTCTGGCAGTGAAATTCTCGCCAGGCCGTTACTTGGAGCAGGATGTGGGTACTGCTCGCGATGACTACCAAGCCATCGCCTTCCTCCAGAAGTGCCCCCTAGAAATCAAGGGGGTAGATAGGGAGGTGGCTGCGTTCCAAAAGTTCATGGACGCAGAAGAGCAGTGTCGCAAGACGAATGCACGACTCAGATCCGCTCGTGAAGGTACGGGGAATCAATCCCCCCGCGTTACGGCCGTTTTCGATATGGCCGCTCGTAAAATCCTTTCATGGGTTGGTCCAAGAGTTGATGCGCGTTCTTGGCTACTGCGGTGCCGTTTCGGGCCGGGGTCGGACGCTCTTAACACAGGAGCATGCGCTCAGGCTTACCATAAGCTCTCGAGAATGTCTGTAACAGCGGACTTCTACGAGGGTGCCCAGGCGGTAGTATTATCTCAGCCTGGGTGGTACAGACACCAAGTCATGGTTGTGGGTGAGAACTCATCATCTGCAGCGATGGAAATGCGTGTCGTACCCGGCAACAAAGTTACGTTCGTGCCAAAGACGGCATTGATCGACAGATCGATCGCTGTTGAGCCTGGAATGAACATTTATGCCCAACTCGGGCTAGGTGCTCTCCTTCGGGCAAGCCTTAAAAAGGCAGGGTTGGACCTCGATAACGCGGACCCAAACAGAGGGTTGGCAATTGACGGTTCGATCCATGGCGCTGTCGCTACCATCGATCTCTCGTCAGCCAGCGACACGCTGGCGCGGGAGCTCGTTCGGGAACTACTACCCGACCACTGGTTTCTGGCCCTTGATTGGGTCAGGAGCAAAGTCGGGGTTTACACGTCCCCAGGGGGGATGAAAATCTCCTTTCGGTACGAAAAGTTCTCGAGTATGGGCAACGGCTACACGTTTGAGCTGGAAAGCATGATCTTCTATGCCCTAGCTTTGGCGTGTACGGAGTATTGTCGTGATGACACCTCCTTAGTCCGAGCCTTTGGTGACGATATCACCGTTCCGACGGGGGTTGTTCCCCTATTGGAAGAGGTCCTAGCCGCTGCTGGCTTCACGTTTAACCTGGCGAAGAGTTTCTCGTCAGGGTTGTTCCGTGAGTCATGCGGCATGGATTTCTTTAACGGTGTGAACGTGCGTCCCTATTTCTTAAAGGAATTTCCCCTTGGAACTGTACAGAGCCTTTTTCGTGTGGCTAACGGTATCCGGCGGGCTGCTGCTCGGCGCAACCTTGGTTTTGGTTGCGATCGTAAGCTTAAGCCTGTTTGGAATCGTCTTCTTGCACGGATTCCTCGATCTTTTCGGAGCATCACTGCTCCCCCAGTCCCAGTAACCTTCCGCGATAAGCGGTTGGCCAATGAGGCTGAGTGGACCGAGATAGACGGGACTCTCCTGGGTAACTACTGGGAGGGCCTCGTCTCGCCGTATGTCACATTCAACCGTGACTATGGCAAAGGCTGGAATTACTGTGCATACAGGGGGGCTCCACGCTCTATTCGAGCGGCTGATTTTCACCAGCTAACGAGTTTCGCACTCTATGGAGCAAGGGACGGTGGTACCGACCTTGACAACACTACCTTGGACAAAATCACGATCCGAGGAGAAGGTCGCGCCAAGCTTAGGCGGGGTTATGCCCCGCTTTGGCCAGATCTGGGTGACTGGGTTAAATCCCCCATAGCTTAGTCTGGCACTTTTCCAGCACACAAATTGGCTGGTGGTAGGTCGGGTCTTCCGACTTTAT